TGCAGACATACCAAATACATGTCGTATATTTTCAGATCATACTTGCTTTCAAGAATTGCCTTATACGTATTCAGCTGCAGGCAGTAGTGCCAGTAATTCGTGTCGGGAATATGTTCAATGATCGGATTTGTCGAACATTTGCGGTCGGTTTTCTTGATTTCGCGGCATCGTTTCCAGTCATAAATACTGAATGTGCCGTCTTTTTTGTTTCGGAAAACCATATCAATCGAACCAGAAAGTCGTAGTTCTTCGTGGAATATCGTCCACTCTGTTCGGTAAGGTTCGAGGTGCGGATAGTCTTCTAGAAATTTTTTAAAATATTCATATTCGGTGCTGGTATTCTCGCGAGGACACTTATTATAGTAGCACTCGATGTCGTAGTGCATCGCGGTTCCTGCGGCGGCGGCTTCATCGCGGTTGGTATCCCATCCCGCCTTAATTTCGTCCGAGCTTTTTCCATAATACTTACTTTCAGGCCATTTTTTGGACCGCATCATGGAGCCGATAATGGCGTCGGCGTCGAACTCTTCAAAGTGTGAATGATTCCATGTAGTTACGGAAGTATACTTGACAGATGGGTCGCCGTCGATCATATAAGTGTGTGGAATGGGGTCAAACGTAATTCGCTTGTCGCGTGGGTGTGCGTTCAGGCGCGCAAGATGGTTGATGTCGGGGGTAAGGGGAGTAGATGGGGTGGTTTCCATTTTAATATTTCGTGGTCTTGGTCTTGATATATACATATGACATGTATTTATATATCAATTTTGTGTTTTATATATTCAACTTTATTTGATTTTACTTGGGGTTATTCTGTTATTTGTTACAGAGTAAATATACTACATTAAGAAAGGGTATTTAAGTTGTGCTATATACGATTTCAAAATTTACTGGATCATAAGATAATCGATTAATGCCTATACCAAGTGCTACTCCACGAATAGGTCGTACAAATAAACCTGCTTGCCCTGGATTAAGGGCAACACCTGATGCGTTTAGACATATTGAGTTAGCAACGGAAGAATTTTGAGAAGCAAGATTGCCTATAGCAATACTATTCAGTTGTAAACTAGATTGTCCAGCGCCGGCACCGATAGCAACTGAAGAACCACCTTGTCCAAAATTCCCCGAATTTACACCAAGAGCAACAGAATTGTTACCTTGTGATAAAGCACCTGCATTTTGCCCAATGGCGATGGAATTTTGTCCTTGACCTGTTAGACCCGATTGTCTCCCGATTGCTACTGAAAAGTCACCTTGACCATTTTGACCTGCCTGATTTCCAATGGCAACTGCGTTAACGCCCTGCGTGGTAGCGCCGGCATTTGCACCAAGTTGTATATTATTACTGCCTACAGCCCAAGTGCTTGATGAATTCCAATAAAGGTAGTTACCTACAGAAGTGCCCACTAAACTTGTTATACTTCCCGCAGCACCTGTTGCACCTTGAGGGCCTGTGACACCTTGTGGACCTGTGACACCTTGTGGACCTACTGGGCCTATTATTCCAGCTAAGTTAATTTCCCAGGTTGAATATGTTCCTATTCCCGTTACTGCACCAGGAATGGCAGTTAATATATTACCAGAATACGAATTAACTATTCCAAAAAAGTATGCTGTAGCATTATTTGCTATAAGAATCGTTTGTCCGGAAGTATATGCGAGATTGGGTAAGGTATTGAAAGTAACTAATGGTGGAAGAGCTGTAATAGTATAAGACACTGATGTTGCACTTGTTGCATATCTGTCGCTTGTTATTTCATTTGCTAGATAAGGAAATCTTGCATAGTTTCCTATATTAGTTCTATTATATCCACCGACTTGTCTCCACGATGGTCCTAAAAATTGCGATGTCATTTATACTATTGTTTGTTATATTATATACTTTTAACATAATATAATATTAAACTATTACTTTTTTACTTTATATTTTCTATTTTCTCATCTTTGTCCTAAGATACTTTTTGGAAAAATCCATTATATAGTATATATAATCAATCTAAAAGTAACGATTCTATTTCTACTCATTTAACTTAAATTTGTATTACTAAGACGGCGTGTTGTATCTGATCCACCACTTTTTACCACGAATGGATACGATAGAAATTATAAATTAGGTATAAGAAGGGATTCTCACTATTACGACACCACTACCACCATTGCCACCAACGCCGATCGTTCCTATATTAGTATTTTGACCTCCACCACCTCCACCACCGCCTCCCAAACCATTTATTCCATTAGTAGCATTCGTATAGACATAATTACCATTAACAAACCCACCAAACCCACCGACTCCTCCCCCACCAGAACCAGCAGCATTACCACCACCAAAATCGTTAACTCCACCACCTCCACCCCCCGCATAAACGACCGAATTTCCGGTAATAGTAGAAGTAATTCCAGCCCCTCCAGATGCTCCGTCTTGTGACGCACCACCACCACGACCTGCCTGAAAGAGTGGTCCAGGCGAAGCTGATACACTCTGACCATTATTTCCTTGTCCTAAAGTTCCTGCTCCTCCGTTACTGGCGACACCGGAAGTAGAAGCCCTACCACCACCCCCACTACCGCCGCTTGCAGCGATGTTGAGTCCTCCTGCTCCTCCTCCACTCGCGACTACGCTACCAGAATTGAAGCTGAGTGTGCTGTCTCTCCCGTTGCTCGGAACCCCTGCAGTAACATTATCACCTCTTTGACCTCCCGACCCGACCGACAAAGAATAAACAAATCCACCAACGGCAGTTGCTGTTCCTTGTAAAGCACCGCCAGCACCGCCACCACCTCCATTTTGCGTGACTATCGTAGCAGCAACGCGACCTCCAAAATCCCCTCCGCCTCCCCCTGCAACAACCAAATAAGAAATAGATAAACTTTTTGGCGAAGTGTAAGTTCCGGAAGTAGTAGTACCAAAGAATGGATTTGAATGAAAAAATCTATAAATAGTGAAACCACCTACAACAGGAGCAGGAACAATACTATTCGCACTATCAACAAATTTTATTTCGTAATCTGTGCCTATTGTAAATCCTGTAATAGTAAGCAGATTTTCTGATAAATTCATGTAAGTGTTCCAACCAAGATTATAATATTGTAGTCGCGATGATCCAGTAAGAAAACATAATTGACCTGGAAAAGCTGTGGATGTGGATATTGCTGCATCACGAGCGTTTTCGTCGGCGAATAATGAAATAAAGGTTCCTGTTGTATATGCGAGTGTGTTTGTAGATGTGTTATAACTTACGATATTATTAGTAGATTGATTAACTTTTGTAAGGGTGCCTATGGAACCAGTTGGACCTGTTGCGCCCGCTGGACCTGTTGGACCTGTTGCGCCCACTGGACCTGTTGCGCCTTGAATACCTTGTGGTCCGGTGACACCTTGAATACCTTGAATTCCTTGAATACCTGTTGCGCCCACCGGACCTGTTGAACCCAATGCTTGAATAATGATAAGTGATGGTTGATTATCGGAAAAAATATAGCCTCCGCTATGATAAGTACAAGGATAAGAAATATAAGAGTCTTGGGTTATATTAGGCAATCCTGTAGTAATCCATCTTTGATAGTTATTACTATTACCTTTGTCTTGTATCAAAATAGCACTACCTGTGTTAAGAATACTTATTAACGCGTCTACATCATTGCCCAAGCTGTCTAAATAAGAGATTATAATCTTATTTGGTGAAGTTATTTGCTGTGGTGTTCCTTTCTCCCATGTAAAGCATCCATTTGGCGGAGGTGTTGCATTATAGGTTGTACTTGAACGATAGTTAAAAAAGGAACTACTTATTCCTTGCGGACCCGTTGCACCCGTAATACCTTGTATACCTGTCGCTCCTTGTATTCCTTGTGGTCCAGTAGCACCTTGTATTCCTTGTTGTCCAGTAACACCTTGTATTCCTTGTATTCCTTGTATTCCTTGTGGTCCAGTAGCTCCTTGTATTCCTTGTGGTCCAGTAACACCTTGTATACCTGTCGCTCCTTGTATTCCTTGTGGTCCAGTAGCTCCTTGTATTCCTTGTGGTCCAGTAGCTCCTCGCGCACCTGTCGCACCTGTAGGACCCGTTGCACCCGTAGGACCCGTTGCACCTTGTGTTCCGGTAGTGGTTCCGGTAGTGGTTCCGGTAGCGCCAATATCCCGCATGGTTTCAATAGATGACAGCCGTGCCACGAAGGCAGCTGTGCTTGGAGTAGTATTGTCAAATTTTAACTTCATACCCTTGTTATGGAAAATAATACGATGTTCAATTTTAAATTAGTATATACTAAGAATATATTTTTTTAGTTTTTCTTAAATATTATTAAACGTGTGTTGAATAATATTACGCAATCTAATCTAATCTAATTCATGGAATTTGTTGACCTCGACTCGACCAAATAGAAATTATTTTTTACATCTTGAATCGAATGCTGTAAAAAATATAAAAAATATAAAAAATGAGTTAAAAAACAGAGACAAAATAGTTATCAGACAACAAATAATTATCAGAAAAGAAGAGGGTTATGATTGGAACAACGGAAGTTTTGCAGAATTTTCAGGAAGTGCCAATGGAGACCCGGTCGCAAAATCGATTCTGCTTATAGAAGGTCTGGCAGTAGTAAGAGAAACATCCCATCCAGAGATATTTTGATTGAATGCGGTAGCACCTTGAAACATAGAATTCATAGTCGCAACTTTTGCAGTATCCCAACTACCAATGTTTTGATTGAATGCTGATGCACGATAAAACATGTTAGTCATATTTGTAACTTTTGATGTATTCCATGAACCAATATTTTGATTGAATGCAGAAGTATTATCAAACATATAACTCATATCTGTAACTAGTGAGGTATTCCATGAACCTATGTTTTGATTGAATGCTACAGCGCTATAAAACATACCACTCATATCTGTAACTACTGCAGTATCCCATGAACCTATTGGTTCATTAAATGTGGAAGCATTGTTAAACATACCATTCATAATTGTAACTTTTGATGTATCCCATGAACCGATAGGTTGGTTGAATGCACTAGCTCGATTAAACATAACATACATACCTGTAACATTTGATGTATTCCATGAACCGATAGGTTGATTGAATGCACTAGCTCCATTAAACATACCATTCATAGTTGTAACTTTTGATGTATTCCATGAACCAATATTTTGATTGAATACTGATGCATAATAAAACATATTATTCATACTTGTAACTAGTGAGGTATTCCAGGAACCTATGTTTTGATTGAATGCTTGAGCATTACCAAACATAAAACTCATATCTGTAACTAGTGCGGTATCCCAGGAACCTATGTTTTGATTGAATGCTTGAGCATTACCAAACATATAACTCATATTTGTAACTAGTGCGGTATTCCATGAACCTATGTTTTGATTGAATGCACTATCATTACCAGTATCATTATAAAACATACTAATCATACTAGTAACCACTGAGGTATTCCATGAATTCAGAGGTTTATCAAAGGCGATAGCATTACGAAACATACTATTCATATTTGTAACTTTTGATGTATCCCATGAACTAATATCTTGATTGAATATAGAAGCATATTGAAACATACTACTCATATCCGTCATAAGCGTTGTAACAATGTTATTAAAAGGAACAAGTTGACCTGACGTTGTAAAATAACTTATACCAGTTGGTTCATTCTTAGCATAACTTGTAATTTGGGCTTTTGAAGCATTAGTCACAACTGCAAACCATTCTGGAGTTCTTGTATTTCTTGGATCCGCTTGTATAAATAGTGGTTTAGGAGTTGTGGAATTATATGCGTCTATAACCGCTTGTGCACTTCCCGTGTATTGAATCGTTACGCCATTTGCTGCACGAGTTATTAGTGGTGGTGGTGGCGGTATGGGGATATCCCGCGTAGTTTCAATAGATGACAGCCGCGCCACGAAGGCAGCTGTGCTTGGAGTACAATTGTCAAATTTTAACTTCATACCCTTGTTATGGAAAATAATACGATGTTCAATTTTAAATTAGTATATACTAAGAATATATTTTTTTCCTTATATTTCTCGTCTTTCTCTCGTTTCTCATAATCTGATGGTCTACATTAAAGTCCTCAAGTAGTCTTGCTCTAAGATCTTTTTTGGAAGCAGGATATGACAAAACATCCATTATATCATGGTTCGTAAGATTTGCATGACGTTTTTTGCCGTTTATATCTGCATCAACATGCCATTTTTTACCTCCGTCGTTGGATACTGCACGAACTTCAGTCGAGGAATAGTATATTTTTGGATTTCCTCTATTCCTTTTTTTAAATGTTTTTCTCTTCATCGTTTTTCTCTTCATCGTTTTTTTATTTGACATAAATTAGATTACACAACACGTATAATTTGCAATATAATTATGTAGTCTATATATATATATATATATATATATATATATATATATATAGATAAGATGGAAAAAAATGCAGTGAAAAAATTTATACAAAAGAAACTAAATATTCCTATAACACCAGAAAATGTATACACAAGTCTAGGAACGCATAATGCTACCGCGGATGCCCACACCAAGACACAAACACAACCCCCAAATTCAAAATATCTGGATGAACTATATTCCGCAGCCTTTATTGACGACTATTTCTCATAAGCGGACGCTCCGCCAGCCCTCCCATGCGCTCTTTAAGCCCTTTACAAATATATATAATTCCCCAAAGATACTTAAAGAACGCACCGAAAAGTGAATGATGTAATGTTTTTCAAATCTATTTTCGAAATTTTGAAAATGGACATTTATTTTTGTCCATTTTTGATTTTTCATTTCTAGATTTGAAAAAAATGTTGAAAATCTCACTCAGACCATAATGCTCACAATCGTTTTTTTAAGTTGAAAAAAACGTGACGATAATTTTTGGACATTTCTATAAGATTTTTTTCAGGGGATTTTTATTTTATCAATGTCCATTTTTGTCTATAAGATATTTGTATCTGAATAAGATTTAAATAAGATTTTATAATATTTATATATATTATAAAAACACGATATGCCCAAGACTAAGATCGATTATGGTCACACAACTATATATAAAATTTCATGTAAGGATATTAAGGTAAAACATGTGTATGTTGGATATACCACGAACTTCATTCAGCGCAAGTATTTTCACAAAAACAACTGCATAAATCATGAGGCGACTAACTACGACGATAGATTATATGCTGTCATTCGAAAACACGGCGGATGGGAAAACTGGAAAATGGAAAATATTCATGTCTGCGATTGTGAAGACTATAATGCTGCGAAAAAAATTGTGCAAGAATATGCTGTGACGTTAAGAGCTACGCTAAATTCTATTGAATTAGTGTCTAACAAAGTATCGTTACCTACTATGGTCACAGACTCAACGGACGCATGCAAAAAAACGAACATTAAAACAAAAAATCCCAAAAATCCTTTAACATTTTTCTGCGACATTTGTGACTATGTTACGTCAAACAAAAAAGATTTTAATAAACATATCAACACGATAAAACACAATAATAACAAAAAATCCACTGAGCATAATATGATATGTGAATGTGGAAAGACTTATATAAATCGCTCATCATTATTTAACCATCGCAAAGTTTGTCCAATGAAATGCAAAGATGGTCACAATCATGGCGAAGGTATACATGAAAAAGTTGTTAAGATTGACGAGAACCTTATTTTACAGATTCAGGAAGGAGAGAAAGGAGAGAATACAGATGAAAGTATTAAAATAACGAAAGAAATGTTTTTTAAACTGATGAATGATAATCAGGATATGATAAAAATTATAAAAGAACAGCAACAACAGATAAACTTGATTATACCCAAAATATCGAATATTGGTCCGACGACGACGAACAACAACAACACTACGATGAATAATACGAATAATAATTTTAATTTGAATTTTTTCTTGAATGAGAAGTGTAAAGATGCACTAAACATGTCGGAATTTATTGAGTCGCTTAAAATAACACTGGAAGACCTGCAGTATTCGCGTTCGAATGGTTTAGTGGAAGGGATAAGCAATGTGATGATACGTGGACTGAAAGAGTTGGATATTTATAAACGCCCGATTCATTGCACGGATGTGAAACGTGACACCATGTATATCAAGGACAAGGAGAAGTGGGAGAAAGATGAGAAACACGAGAAAATGAAAAATACAATAATTAAAATTGCAAATAAGGAACGAAACGCGATAAGTTCATGGGTGGATATAAATCCGGACTGGTTTGATACAGAAGCAAAACAGATGGAATATCTAACATTGATTAATAAAGTGTGCGAACCGATTGAGAACGATGTTAAAAATGAGAAAAAAATAATTAAGAATATTGGGAAGGAAATCGTATTGAATAAAGAAACGGAGAAGTTACTAATGTTGAAATAGGGTTATGCCGGGTTAGGTTTGTTTAGGGTTAGAAAGGTTAGGAATAGTTTAGAAAAACGTGTTTTAAAATATAATGTTATTGTAGTATATAGTATAGTGTTCAACATTCAATGCCGTCAGAAGATATGAAGAAGAAGCCAAAGCACCCGGAAACTATATTCGGCACCAATTGTATGGGAGAGAACTGGACTGTGTGCTGCCCCAATTTTCACTTGAAATATGATAGGTATGCCCAGACCAGACGCGTTACACAGGTAAAGTATAGAGGTTCGATTTATCGAGTCTTTTTTTGCTCGAATAATTGTGAAAAAAATATCAAAAGTATGGCACTGAATTCACCCGATAAATTTAAAAAATTTTTTATAAAAAGTTTTAAACCGAATGGGGATATGGT